AGGCTATGAATATAAAGATTAATGGTATGAGACCAACTCCTGCTAAGTAAGATACAATACTATAGTCTAAATCAAAATATGACAAGACTGTATTTAACCAATACAATCCTGCCATAATCATAGGAAGAATCTTCAGAGTTCTTTTAAGCCTGATGATTCTACTTACTTTTAGTTTTGATTTTACCTCCACAGTCGTACCTTCTAGCTCTGTTCTTGGTAACTCCTGCTTTAGGTATTGCTGGTTTTGCTCTTCCATTAGAACCTCTACTTTTCTTACTTGCCATATACATTTCTATTTGCAAAGTTAAACATTATAATTAATTCTACCAAATTTTTACCTGTCTTTCTTACAGAAATCCAACTCATCCTGATACCAGTACAATTCTTTAAATCCTACTTTTTTCTTTCCTCTGGGTATCTTTCTTTCTCTAACAAGATCATCAAATCTGCTCCTACTTAAATTAAGATAATTGCAGGCTTGCTCCTTACTCATAGGCCTGTGAGCTATTACCTTCACTATATCCATAGCTTCAGTATCAGACAATTCACAATCATCATTTTCTATCATCTGAATAGCCTCCCTCAGGTACTTAACAACCAACTTCTTGAAATTAAACATATCTACTCTTCTTTAATATTGATACTGCAAAGATATACAGCCTATTCTTAATGGCTTACACACTAATAAAACTTATAACCAATCCTTACAATCGGCATTGTTTTTATTCTTACTATAGAACTGTTATCTTTGCACTATCAAATATTTAGTGTTATGGAAGATTTGAGATTGAAAGTAGAACAGGTAGAACTGAAAAACAGGCTCCTGAGATTAGTAGACTACATGAATAGTGAGAAGTATAGCAAACTTTCTCCTAACAAGAAGAAGATGATTGAGAACAGGAAGATTGCTATAGAGATGTATCTAAAGGTACTGACTATGGAAGTGTATGAAGATATTGATCATACCAATGTCCCAGACTTTGCACTTCTTGGCTTGATGGGCAGTATGTTCTCTGGTAACTTTGGGTTTAATCCAAACAATAACTCAAAGCAGGAACTTACAGAAAAGGATTTTGAAACAGAACCTACAATAGAACAGAGTGTATGAATCAAGATGTTATCATCAATCAGCTTGCACATTTTACAGGCAGCTCAAGGAAACAGGTGATTGAAACACTCAAGAAGATGTCTGGGATGCCTGAGGTTAGGAGATATTTAAAGAATGGTACAGATGACCACAAGGGAAGAAAGAAGGCTTCAGAGAACTTTAAATGAGCTCTACAGTGAGGTGCATGAAAATAATCTTATGCTCAGACAGATTATAGGAGTGATTAACACTCACCTAGCCCATCATCACCAAGAGAATGAGGATGACTTTGGCAGGAATGTTTTAGCGAACTTGATTTCTGGAATGGTTAATATAAGAGATATTGGCAGGAAAAGATAGGCTGTCTGTTTTATATGATAAATCCCACCCTTATTAAGGATGGGATTCTTTTTGTCTTCATTACTGCACTCCTAGAGAATTACCTCATGGTCTGTCACCTGTCAGAATATCTGTTTTACGGGTTCATGGATTCAGATGAAGACGACCTACTACAATCCATTTTTCTGGTATTTTTATTCAGTTTCAATTCCGACTTTATCAACAAGATTGGTAGCTACTTCTACAGCTTCATTAATTCCATATCCTCTATTTCCATTTAAATAAAGTTCCTTAGCTACTTCAAATATTCTTCTATTTCTTTCAGTAGGATATTTATTTGGTTTAGCTATGTCTAGCAATTTACCAAAAGTGTCATTAGCGACAGTCTTAAAGTCCAGCTGAATATTAAGATGTTCCTTAATATGCTCCTTGCCTTCTGAATCAATATAAGTAACCCAATCTTCATCAGCTCTATCACCACGAATTTTAGCTTCAAAGTCAATAATCTCAACTTCTTCACCAGTACTTCTTAAAATACTTTTGCCGCCAATAGGCATTGCAAAACTATTTTCCATATAATTTATCTCTATATTGAATTTTACCACATTTCTTACACTTCCATATTGAACGTTTCCCACCACAATAATTTATTTCATCACCATAAATATTGCGTTTCCATTCATACTCGTGTTTACAGCATAATCTTTTAAGAAAACCAAACATAACTTTTGTTTTATATTCTTTATTATCTTTATTTGTTTTATAAGTCCCACCACTGAGGATGGGACTTTTTAGATTAAAGTCACCGAAGTGACTGCCTTTTGTACCTAGTTATTACAAGAACTATGGTTTTTTGTGTTAACTTGCTACATCCCAAGTACCATTGCTAAACACAATACTATAAGAACCAGCACCACCCTTGCTAAATGTTACCTTGTCAGAAATTCTCAAAGAACTGATAGTCGTTGTCTTACCTGATGCAGCCAAAGCATCAAGTAGGTTATCAACACTTCCTGTAATATTAGTTGTGTTAATAATGAGGATTGTAATCTTGGTACAAGCAGAGAATGCTTCAATATCGCCATACACATCGCTTGCGTTGTAGATTCTAAACTCAGAGAGGTTCTTTCCAGAGACGGCATTAATATCTCCTCCAACACCATTCTTGATATTAACATAATTGATATTATCGGACTCTTTCAAGAAATTGATGTCAAGATTAGAAAGAACACCATTGGTATTAAATTCTAATGACCCTAACGAATCCAAATAATCAAACCCGTTAAATGATACATTTACATCTCCAATCGCCTGTACTGATTGAATATCGCCCTTTTTGATAATATGTATTTTGACATCTGTATTAACAGGTAAAGCAATCTTAACCACTGTTGTAGCAGTATAGCTGCTAACATTTGATTCAATAAGCTCCCAATCTGCTGTATAAATTGAAACAGGAGTTGAGAATGCCAAATCTAACGAACCAGAGTTTTTAGGCTTTAAATACAATCCGTTATTGACTACAGCAGTTCTTGCTGTTAAGATACATTCGCCCATTTTAAGAAGGTTGTCATTTTGAACAGCTTCTTTTAACTTAGTTACTAAACAATAATTACCCATATTTTTAATTTTTAAAAAGTTATATTATTTTGTTATCAAATTATATTCGCACATTCCATAAGTAAAGTTAATTAGAATTAGTGCTGCAAGTTCCCATGTATGAACATTATAGTCATTTTCAATAACTCTTTGTGATATACAACTACCATCTTCCTGTGCTACCCAGTTAATACTACTTGGAAGTTCCATAAGTCCTGATGTTCTCATATCCTTGTAGAAGAAATAATCGTGAGCATGAGCCGCATTCATTCTTTCACACCGAGCACTGAACTGAGGAATTTGGTTTTTAGTACCAAAGTATTGCTCAAATCTTTGTGTATTGCGAACTACATTCAATATCTCCGCAACAGTCTGATACATCTGGTGGCAAGTATGGTAAAGGCCACTACAGAAATATCCAAAGTCATGGAAATAGTTTCCTTGGCTATCAAGAGCAGTAGCAGTCTGGTCATGCACATCAAATGCTACATCTGGTTTGAAAACATCTATAAAAGCACAGGCAAGTCGTGTGACAAAATAGTCACCAGCAGCCAGTCCCCATGCAGCATCTTCTTCTCTCCACCAAGGAGTAGGATAATTCCTGTTGGCATTAGTGCCATAAGCACCATTGTATGAACCATGCAAAGAGTTATAGCCGTCAAGAACCGGCAGAATATAAACATCATAATTGGCTAATACTGAATAAGCCCCCTTTGAGTCGCTGAGAAGCTCCTTGACCAAATGTGCAGTAGCAACAGGACCCATATTCTCGTCACCATGAACACCCGCCTGAATATACAATGTTCTTCTTGCAATCTTTTTACTATTGCTTCTTGTTGAATACCATATATCTTTTTTACTTAACTTATATACAAAAGTTTTAAACTTCGGTGTTGCTTTAAGATGTGCATGATAAATGTTACTTCCTACAGTTATATCATAATCTCCTTCCGAAATACCATTATACCAAAAAGGATACTGGCTATACCCATGATTAATCATGTATTGTATAATCGGAGGATTAGTGTCCCATTCACGTAATTTTGGCATAGCACGAATAGTTACACCATCTTCTTCATAATCCTGAGTAGCCATTGGGTCATACTTTTCCATAACAGTAGGGTTTTCAACCATCAAAGCATCAAGATAGTCATAGACCTGTTGCATAATAGTGTACCTCCCATTTACATCTTTACTCCAATCCCAGGATTCTTGACTATAGTCTGGCATAGTTTCCATAAGAGGAACAGAGGCGCTCTTTAAGTTGTTGTATCCAGCCTTTTCATCATATTCAACAAAGAACCATTCTGTAACACCATTGACTATATCGCTGAACACCTTATAATAAACTGTGCCATAAAGGAATGCAGACGAGCATATATAATCAACATCATCGTTAATAGTTACATTGCCTTGGCTATCCTTTATTACAAGTTCTGGTCTTGCACTAACTACAAGTCCTTTTTCTCCATTCTTCAAATGACTTGAAACAAGTGTAGAGTTCATGTCAATATATGCCAGTTCAATAGCATTATTTCCATGATAGCAGCCATCTATATCTTTAATCTCATCAGTAAGAGAAGCAATTTGGCTATTGGCATATTCTACATCATGTTCTAATTTATCAATATCGGCATCCATAACCACTCCTTCAATCCCAGCGAAGAACACCTTTTTGCCATCCTTTTTAGTCCCTTCAATAATCTTCCCTTCCAAATCAGTAGTAACTTGTATAAATTCAGGATTATCAACAGTTTCCTGACGTACTCCTTGTATTTCAAGAGGTAGTTCAATAACCTTAGTCCCGTCAGCCTTAACTCCTTCAAGGATTTTACCCTCTGAGTCTGTCTTAACATCAATCCACTCTTGATTTTCAATAACTTCAATTGTGCCAAGAGCATTAGCATCCAATCCTTCTGCATCAAGTTTTTCAGTCAATAGCTGCTGTAAGGTTTTGTCCCCTTCTTCTAAGCCGTTCATGAAAGCAACTATATCCTCATATTCGTCAAGAGATAATGATGAGAGTTTTTCTTCAATGTAGTCCTTTACTTGTTGTGGACATCCTGCACCATAGTAAATACTGCCGTCAGCCTTAATAGCCCATAAGATTTTATTTTCTGCATCTGTCTTTACATAGACAAACTCAGGATTCTCTACATAAACACCTTCTTCTGAAATAAACCAATCATCAGTATCATCACTCCATGCATCAGCCATCAATCTATACTGCACATACTTGTTGTCAGAACTCTGTACAAACTTGATGCTCATTCCACCCTTCTTCTTGCTGGCAGGAAGATTAGCATTAAGTACAGCAAGCGCACCTTCAAGAGTATAAGTATTGCCACCATCCACACCACTTGTAGGATATTTGGCACTTACATCAAAGACTGCACCTTGGTCAACATCTCCTTTTAAATTTACCACATCTGTAGCCAGTGCAAGAGCCTCTGTTTGGTCGGGACTGAGTTCTTGAAGTGCAGCATTAATGTCAGCCACATGCTCATAAGTCTCAACATTTATTTCAGCTTGAGTCTTGCCTTTTGCCTCATCCTTGATAGCATCAGCACCAGCAACTATATTACCAGTAGCAGTATTAAACAGTCTGCCACCTATTTCAATATCACCTGTTTTCTTGTTTGCCATAATGTTTCAAATTTAAGATAGTACAACAACTTCATTTCCCACATCATATGTATTCTTAGTTCTGTATGCCTTATAAGCAGTACCTCCGACAGTAACATTCTGAGCAGATTCAAGAGGATAATTAAACCCACTCTTAGTAGCCTTGCTAATAGTCATGCTATTAGGAACAACAAACCATACATAGCTGTTTGCAGCAGTTACATTCACAGTATATGTTCCACCAACACCAGACTTCAAGCTTGCTTTCTTCAGTACATTATCAGAATATTCAGCACCTCCGAAACCAAAGAATATAGTCCTAAGAGTAGAAATCCTTGACAGACCACCAATAGCAAACTCAGCCTTGAATGTGCTGCCTGCATCATCTATAGGATTAACAGCAGCAGTAGCATTTAAAACAGTACCGCTACCTTCCTTTAATATATCATTATCTTTCTTGATGACTATGCTTGTAGCTTCAACCTTAGTGCTTGTAGCCGTAAAGGTAACATCAGTAGAACTGCCAACATTTATAGTAGCAGGACTTGCACTGAAACCTACAGTTATAGCATTGCCAAAAACAGCCTTGTTGATAACACTCTGCTCAAGTCCAAGTTCATCATCTATTATTTGGTCCGCTCCTGCAACATGGCCTCCTTTAGCCACGTTCTTTAGTCTTGCAGGAATAGGAATTGTAAATTCATTATTTGCCATATTATTATTTTATAAGTTTATCAAAATAATCTTTAACCTTACCAAAGGCCATATAACCAACAGCTGCCACACCTACTGCAATGAGATAGGACTTGTTGTAGACAGCATTGCCAATACCTCCTATTGTTCCAAGGAGGTAGAGGCATATCATTAGGAAATAGAATAGCTTGTTCATAACTTAGAGTTTAGACTGTTTGACCTGTTGCATCTACCCATGCAGTACCAGTCCACCAAATAGGCTTGTTAAGAGTTGTGTCAAAATAACAAAATCCTATAATAACATTAGTTGGTCTTTCTTCAGTAGTTCCAGCTGTCACAACTTGATAATTTACGTCGTTATTAAAAGCAGAAACATTGGCAGGTATTACAGGAATTACAGGCTTATTTTCAAGGTCATTATAACTACCACTACGTTTCTTAAAAATACCATTTAATGTAACACCCACAAACACATCATCCTCATTCTGTGCAAAAATGAATATTGTATCTTGGCAAGTAATAGTATACTCACCAATAATACTACCCCCATCAAATTCTAATATACAATTCTCAGGAATAGTAACATCTCCATCTAGCACAAAGTCATGCTTGATGACATACTTCATATTAGGCTCAGTAACCTGAGAAGCAAAGGAATGATTACCTTTAAGAACCTTAGTCTTATATGTAGCTGTAGGCTGAATAGGCCCACTGACATTTACATTAATATTGTTATACATAGCTGTATTATTTTATCCGTTAATATCAATATTATATGTTCCAGCCTCATAAGTATTCCTTGAAGTAAACACACTATAGTTCTTATTGTCGATAGTGACAGTAGTCTCTTCAAAGGGAATCTCGAAGCTGTTCATATCTGCCCTGATGAACTCAGGCCTCATGCTCTCTGCCATAACAATGATAATATGGTCACTGTCTGCACAAGTGACATCATAAGAACCTCGCATACCATCTGTAATGGGGATGACATGCTCTACATCCATGATGTCTGCATAGGAGGCTCCTGCTCCAATCCAGAAGCTGTTGTAGTGAGTAACTATATCTTCCCTCTTATATTCAATACCCATAATCTTGGCAACACATTTAATCACACTGGTCTCTGTAAGCTCAATATCTCCCTCATAGTAGTCTGTGTTTTCTTCCTCTATGACAAGGGAACCATTCACATAGAAGGAAATCTTCTCAAACACTCCATTGGCCTCTGCTGTCCTTGCCTGGATATGTACAGAAGCACCATCTTCACTGATGAAATACTTGGGAGAGATAGTCATGTTAATACCTGTATAAGGCTCTCCTGTAATATCCTCCAGCTTTGTCCACACCTTGTTGATGGCATCTGTGAGTGCTTTCTGGGAGATGCCTATATCCTCAGCAGTGCCAAACTCATTACTTACTGCCACTCCATGCTTGTTATAGGAGCCTATAAGCTGCCTCAGTTCTACCAGAGCCTTGTTGATAGGGTCTGTAATCCGATGGATAGCTGGCAGCACAAGGCTGTTCATGACAGCAGCATTCAGCTTGTCTGGAGTGACAGCACTATCCATGAGGTTGCGGGAGGCTACAGAGTCATCATCAAGATGCCTGTTCTTTACAACCCTATCTCCCAACTTAAACTTAAGGGGTTTATTAGGCTGGTCCTTCATTGGGGATTCACCTATATATTTCTCTCGATCTGTAATCATACTATTAATAGTTTTTGCAAAAATAGCTATTATATAGTTGATTAGAGAAATGCTAAATAAAATCCTAATTGCAAATAAAGAGAGCAGAAAGATAAGTGAATACTATCTGCAATTACAGATAATACTTTTGAAAACTGGATACATCCTGCTAATAAGATAACCTATAGTATAGGCAGGAGGTTCTCCTCTATCCTCTATCTTATAGGCTTTAAGCATTGCTTGTTTCACATGTTCTGCCTCATGGACTATAGAATCTATATAGTCTTTAGAAGAGATGTGGGGAGAGAGGAGGATAATACTGGTATGATAGTAGAGATTACTACAGGTAACAGCCTTGGCATTTCCAAACTCCAACTCATAAAATACATCCTCTATATCCTCAGAAAGAAATCCTATATCAGCCAGTTCTTCTTCAATATACTGAAAGAGGCCAAAGTTTAAATCATAATAAACAGTGACCTCCCAATAATGCTCAACATAGAAATGTTGCCTAATCATCCAGTATGTCTTCCCATTCAATAGGATTGTTCATGAAGTAGCAATCGCCAATAAATCGGTTGAAGATGAAGCCCTCAGTAGCATCAGGGTCATCAATCATATCCTTAATGAACTGTGCCATGTGAGCTTCGTCAGGAACAGACTTACCCAAGAAATCATTTGCACACATGGAAGCAACATAACAATGGTCATACAGCTTATTCCTATTGAGCTTGATACCATACTTATCCAGCATCCTGTCTACCTCTTCTCTGGTATATGGAGGGATATGCTCCTTCTTGACTCCAGACTTGGTATACATTCTACTAGCTGCTTCCTCATAGAGCTTCTTGCTGAAGTGACAACCATAGTTATTGATGTATATCTTCATTCCCTCAGGAATATCATCATAGCCTCCCATTTCTTTATGATACATAGTCTTTGTTATTTTAAAAGGGGTCTGCAAACCTTAAGACCTACAGACCCCAACAGTTATGAATTACATTCCATCCCTACGGCTATAACGGCTTCTCATAAAAGAACCACCACGTCTTGACATACTGCCACCACGATACATAGGCTCCTCATACTCCTCTTCATCATAGTCCTCAGAATCCTCCAGACACTCTTTGAACTCCTCAAGGAAGTCCATCATCTTGTCTATCTTCTTGCTAAATTTCTCCTTCTTTTCAGGAGTCATCTTAAACATTACTACCATAATTATTCTGTTGTTTTAGTGTTTCCTTGCTTAAGCAGGGAGATAGCTTCCGCAAGCTGAGACTTCAAGCTGCTGACCTCCTCCTTAAGCTCCTTGACTTCATCATTGCTGGTAGAACCTGGAAACATTTCAGAAAGAACACTCTTATACTGAGGTATCCATTCCTTGTGTTTCTTGATATTATCAGGATTAACAGCATCTTCACTGACCTTCAGAAGAGACTTTACATAGTTGTAAAGTGTGTCCTTGTTATCTGCTATGATAACAGAGTCATTACCAAAATCAGCAATACTCTCATTGTTATGTACTCCCCTAAACTGTCTCTGTTTGCCATTGACATTTGCTATAATGTCTACATTGACATAAGGAAACTGATTGTTCATGGAAGGCATAACACTCTCTACAGAACCTGTGAACCACTTCATTCCATCAGTTCTGTCTACTCCTTGTAGAATACTTCCCCTGCTTAAACTTGAAAACATAGTTAATTACTTTTGAAAATTAATACTAAGCTATTGTGCGAGACATCAATGTCAGTAGTCCATTAGTCCTGTCATTGAATACAAGTATGTTACTTACATTCAGCAACTCTGCTGCTGTTACTGGTGTGCCATTTGGCAAAGTCAAAGGCTTGGTAACATCATTCAGGGTAAGATTGACTGGAAGTGTTGCAGTAGTATCAGTAGGTATAACATTGCTGATAATTACAGTTATATATCCTACAGGCTGTATTCTGCGCACACCAAGAGCTATATTGATGTTCTCAGTACCTATTGTGGTATTGGTACTTTCAAAATAAGGAATACCACCAGCGTTAGTTGCTATTATTTTATTACAACAACTCATACTTAACCTCCTATTTCCTTATTATTAAAGTACTACACCACCATTATAGGCACCCCAACCACCATAGTTAGGATAACCATAGCCTCCTACATAGGGAGTAGCATTGGCTGCCACCAAATTAGGGTATTGGACAGGTACAGTGTTTGGAGTCTTAGCAGCGAGAGTATTGAAAGCACTCTCAAGGGCATTAAACCTTGCATTGAAGGCTTCAGTCTGTCTGTCATTGCTAATCTGGCCCCTCAGCTGGGTGATAATGTCTCCCTGAGTATCAATCTTATTCTGAAGCTCCCTTTCCTTAAGGTCACAGAACTCCTTGGTAATAAGGGTATTCTGTCCTGCAATAGCATTGAGAATGGTATTGGCATTCCTATCTGCTTGTGTAGATAACTCATTAGTTTGCTTACATACTGCCAGCTGATCTGCACTCTCAATCTGAGCCATCTGAAGCTGAGTAGCAGCTTGGTTCTGAGCAGCCTGAAGAGTAGCAGCAGCATGGTTAGCAGCCATAGTACTCTGAAGCGCATTAGTCTGGCTGCAAATAGCAAGCCTATTCTCGCAGCAACAGTTACAGAGCTGCTGACTCAGGGCTGCATTACCTGCCTGGATAGCATTCTGAACCTGTAAGCCACTCATACCTACCTGTGAACCTACCTGAGTAATGGCATTCTGCAAGCTGAAGATACCACTCTTCACAGTCTCGACACTGGTATTCACAATCTGAGCCAGTTGACCAAGGTTATCAAACCTGCCATTCATAATCTCAGCAAGATACTGTCTGCCCTCATTGCCATTCAGCTGGGCACTCAGGTCTGCAAAGCTACCACCATTATTCCTAAAACCATTGTAGCCACCATTCTGCCACATCATCCAAAGGAACAGAATCCAAATCCAACTACCATTGCCACCAAAGCCTCCATTGTTCTGAAGAGCAAGCAAAAGGTTTGGGTCTATACTTGATGCATCTCTTGTAGCTGCATCAGGGAATACGAAAACTCCATTTTCTCCCATAATAATCTTAAATATTTAATTGGTTAAACTTATTGTTTTATCCTTGCAAAGACACTGCAAAGATAGGGAGATTAAAGGGGGAGTTCAAACAATACCCATACACACAAAAAACCCACTAACTATCAGTGAGTTAATGGGCTTGAAAACTACTTGTTACGAAAACTATTTATTAATGGCTTTCTGCTTGGTCACTTGAATTTGTTTCTCCTTGAGTCTTGCATCATCAGCCTGCTTCTTAGTATCCAGTTTCAATTTAGCATCAAATTGTCTTGCATTCTCAGCTATCTTCTCTCTCTCAATGTCATTGGCTTCATCATTATCATGATTCATCATGGCAAATCTTTGAGCCTCTGCCTGAGATGCAATTTCAGAAGTAAGGATGTTATTCTGGAGCTTCTCCTGATGCATCTGATATTCTCTATCCATCTTAGCCTGTTCAAGCTGAGCCTGCTGCTGTAACTGCTGCTCAAACTGCTGCTGCTGTTGCTGCTGAGCTTGCCTCTGTTGTTCCTCCACTTTCTGCTCATATCTTTCAATAAGTCTCTGCTTCTCTGTAGGACTCTTGGTGAGATAAATCTTAATCAGGGTAGAGAAGTTCATCTTGTCATTCTGAAGACCTGCCTGTGCAAGCTGTCCAAGGTTCTGCATAAGCTCCTGCACATCATTACCAGTATCTACTACAAGACCATAGTCACATTCTGCAAACTCATCACCATCTATCTCAACAAGTTTCCTGCTACCATCAGGCTGTAGGTAGTTAAACTTAATTTTTCTGCCTTTATAGGCTATCTTAGCTGTCTCAAGGAAACATTCGATAGCTCTCTTCTTTACACTGTCATGAATAAAGAATAGCCATTTGGTAATATGGCTTGACTGAAGGGTTGCCCTTTCAACACCACCTACAGTTTCTCTGTTACTTATCTGTCCTTCTCTCTGTCTTGAGATACCAGCCAGTTCACCTATATTATTAGCTATCCACTCAAGTAGGTTGAGGTGGAATTGTATCTCATTTCCTAAAGATACATCTATAACGCCATTGGAAGCATTGTTAAGTCCTGCTGCCAGTTTACCTGTGGAGGCTCCTATTGTTCCTTCCTTGAAGCTATCCTCAACAGCTATACCATTGACAGTGGCAAAATATAGCCATTTATCTATATCCCATCCTTTGGGTATCTTGGCAAAGTCCATTCTTGCCAACTTGCCCATATTCTTGGAAATAAGCTTAATCAGCTTATCCCTGACAATATCATAGAAGTATGCATCAGGCTTTACTGCATCTACCAGTGAATAGGGCTCATCACCATTAATAGAATAGATACTTCCTACAATTCCAAAATGGCATACAGAAGGATTGCTTAACCTATTATATTGTATAGGTCTGGGCCTCATGTTGACATAGATGTCTTCTGCTATCTTAGTGCCCTCCCATGCCTCATTAATCCAGAATATCTGCTCTTCCTCTCCCTTCATGGGATCACAATGATAGGTCTCTGGATAGAAGTTGAACTCTTCTTCACCTGTCTCAGGATTATAGCTTTTTACTTTCTTGATTTTTCTTCTTGACTTCCAATAGACTGTCAATACTCTGACATTACCATTAATGTCATAGGGAGTCATATTGGTATAGTTATCATCATTAAAGAGCTCACTGGCATTGATATGGCTGTCTCCTGCCTGCCAGTCACAAGGTACAGGTACTAATGGATTGCCTGGTCTTGCATCTATGTTATCCATAGAATCCTTCCAACCGCTGTATTCACCATTACTACCCTCCTCTATCCTCTCGATGTCTTTCTTGGATAACTGATCCCAATAAGCATCTATTACCCAGCCTGGACTCTTATATCTCTGAAGGATAAGCATATCTGCATCTTCTATCCTGTCAGAGTCACCACTTCTGATAATACCAAGCTCCATAGGTCTTATCTTTTCAAGAGTTGGTTCTCCTCCTACAATATCACACTGATAAATCTCCTCTCCTACAGTGTAGGCATCCACAAAGCCTTTATTGAACTTCTGGGAAAATTCCAGCTCTCTTGAGTAGTGACTGAGAAACAGATTACCTCTGATTTCCCTTTTGTCCTGATACTCATAGTTAAAGTAGTCATCCAGCTTTTGAAGTTGCTGCTGAAACTCCTCTTCACTCTGGGAGGTATCCATAATAAGCTGCTGGAGCCTTGCATTCACCTGTTTATTCTTTTCCTCTTCCATCTCACTGATGGCTGTAGGATTAGTAACTACCAGTCTTGGATCAAACAGTCTTTCACTTTCCTCACCCCTAAGCACATTCAGCTTTGGGTTAATAACTGAATAATGCTGAATATTATCTGGAATAAAAGATGCATCAAGTCCAAAGGGATTTACTACAGCCTTAATGTCAGACATGTGTATCTTTCCATTGATGAGGTCATAGTTTATCATCATGTTATACCATGACTTTCCTGCAGCATGGTTCCTCATAATGCTGTGGTCATCTGCAAAGTCCACACATTTTACCCTCCATGCCTTATTCTTCCTGCTGAAGCTTAACTGTTGAGGAGGAAAACCTCCTATTGCACTATATGCCATAAAAACAATCTTTACTCTTTTTGTAGGCAAAGATATAAAGGATTTAAGGGATAGCCTAAGACCTAAAGATAATGCTTAATCTGTCTTAACACAGTAAATAAAAGAGGGAAACTTCACAGCCTCCCTCTCCTCAACCATTTAACTAATTCAACTTCAAATGAAAAGAAATTCCCACAATCATTAATTCGCATCACTAACATATTTCAATATTCCCTCTACATGAAGTCTTGCTATTACATGCCTGCCAACATCTGACAGCAGGTAATCTACATCAGCTTTGTTATCCTGAAATAAATTTTCTGTCAACACTGCGGGACATTCTGTGTTCCTCAATACAAATAGATTCTGAGGCCAGTATTTCTGAGACATAGAAGGCTGTCTTACTTTAAGACCTTTCTGCTTAGCTGTGTCAAACAGACATCCTGCCAGCTTTTTGCTGTTCTCTGAGGCATTAAGACTGACTCTTACACTCCAACCATTAGGATTATGCCACTGACCATCACTGCCTGAAGCATCTACATGAATAGAAACATACAATACATTCTTAGCACCTTTCTGTCTGCATATTTCATTGACATAGTTAACCCTCATAGCCAGCTCATTATTCAGCTCCTGCTTATAGTTGGGAGACTGCATACTTCTTGGTAAGTCAAGAGGTTCATAGTCTATCTCTACCTTACAGCCGTATGCTCTTAGCTTATCAGCTATCTCTTTACACAGCTCTCTGGAATATATACATTCCTTCAGTCTCTTGTCAGGAGATTCCTTTCCAGGCTCTCTCATCCTATGGGCTGTACCTAATATGATAATAGCTTGCTGTTTATTCATATTACATGTCTTTCATACCAATAGGTTCTGGACCTTTTACTGCTTTAGAAGAACCACCAAGCATACCTACAAGACTAATAACCTGTTCTTGTAAGCTATTAACCTGCTGTCTAAGATTGTCATTCTCTCTCTGAAGAAGTGCAATCTTTTCATTCTGAGCATTCAAGGACTCATTCATCACCTTCTTGTAAATCTCGAAAGATTCATCCATGTTCTTTATCTGCTGAGAATCTACCTCAGTATTATACTTCCTCCTTGTGAGGATAAATGTGACTATACTGGATACTGTCGTACAGAATAATCCTACCAGTGTAATTACAACTTCTGATGCCATATTATATCTTTTTATTAATTCTAAACATATATATTTTCTTTGATGCAAAGATAAATATAATACAGCTTCTTACCCTATAGCTTAGGACAATCCTTATCTATTCTGTATAGAAGAGTTAACTGAAATACATATAATAATGTACCCGTACCTATTTAATAAATATTAACTGCTAAAATTTTGGTTATTATAAAAATATGTGTATCTTTGCATCAGTAATCAAGTGACTCTGATTGCAAGGACATAGTTGGATTTGACGGAGGGAGCTCCTCAAATATATACCAGAGATGGAGATAATTGCAACCTGTGAGTCACTATAGGGTTGCAATTTTTCTTTCTCTGGTTTTTATTACCAGATATTTAGGCCCTTGAGAGTCATAGTCTCATGTACACCCTACGCCATTGAGAAACAGGAAGCAGATGGTAAGGGTCAGAAGTCGGATTGTAGGAGATACCTCAGAAGAGGAAACATAATCTCCGAGATAACAGGATAGCTCAAACTCCGATAGGCCACAAATTTCTTGAATATAAAGCTGTTCCCCGCCAAGCTATGATGGAAAAGAGGTAGAGGGTAAATGGGGTAATAGGGAGATTACAGTTAAATTATGCTACGAGTTAGCTGAACTGACCGCGCAGTGGAAGTTTCAAGATGATGAGCCAAGAAAGTCCATAAGGGACTAATTGTGTCTTTTTGATAATAAAAAGTCTGTTAGATAAGAAAACTTCTTATATCCTTTGTCAATATAGAAATAATTCTTAAATTTGCAGCAAATATAATTAAGTATGAAAAAAATACTATATATAATAATAGGAGTACTACTGCTTGGATTAGCAGTTGTAGAAAACCATTCTTGTACAGAACAGCAAAAGGCCAAAAATAAAACCCAATTACTTATTGCTGTTGATTTAGCTGAAAGAAAAGCAGAAAACAATGGCTGGACTTCAGAACAGAAAGATAGCTGTATAGCGTCTGAAAGAGACAGGCTTATCTATACTCCCTGTGTTTACTGTAGCATAATAGAACCGTTAATTAGATAAATATGCCAAAGAAATACCTGACAAGAGAGATAATAGTAACCCCTAAAGGTAATTACACAATACCATCTTTAGAAAGTTATATAGAGGAGCAAGCTATTAAAAGTAGAAGTACAGCAGCTTCTCATATTTTACAACAAACTGCACCTAATGTCCCCATAATACCAAGCAGAGCACCTTGGAGCATTGCTGCTGCCATTATAGGAATGTCAGATGAGGAAAGGATTAAATACTTTGGAACAGCTGATCCTGAAACATGTATATATACTGCTACTAGTCAATTTAATGATAGGGGAGCTAAAGTCTCAGGAAATAAAACATTTAGAAGAAATCCTGATAAATTTGGATTTGAGGTAATCCCAATAGACAGTGTTGCAGAAGGAGATTTAGTTCAATTTTCTGACGAAAGACTTGGACCTCATCATAGTGTACTTATGACAGGTAGAACATTTAAAGGGGAGCCTACTTTTAGCTACAGTAATGGAAATAGTGTTCCATATATAGTTTATAAAGGAGATACTATCCCAACAATGAAGAAAAATGAGAGACTAAGTAGTTTATCAGATGCTCTTGGGACTCCTACTGCATTCAGATATATCGGTTCTCCACAGAAACGAATGGAATGGAAGCAACAATATTTCTCTAAATATAATCTAAATTCTGATGATTATAAACCTAACTTTAATGTTAGTGCCCCATCTCATACTGAACAACCTGATGCACTCAAAATTAGTAAACCTATAGTCAATATACCAATCAAACAGATGTCTGAAGGAGGTTATTTGTATCAACCTAAAAACGCATGGGAGAATCTTTCCATGAATGAGAAAGCTGCTATGATAAAGGTAGCTGTTAGTAACGGTATTACCAATCTTCAAGAAATCAAAGACAAATATAATGAGTTTGCTGAGGGTGGAGATACCAATCCTGCAATGACTGGAATGATGAAGTCAAAGCTGGCTATTAGTGCCAATTTTGGCAATCCTACTGCCAGGAGGATGACTAACTATGACACCAGAAGCTATACATGGCCTGGGGAATATGAATATGACAAAGGTATTGGAGAACCTAAAAGAGGCAATGTATATGTGGGGTCTTATGAAAATCTGGTAACTCCTCAAATACAAGATACTGGCAGAGGCCTTGCATTTATAGACAATGTGTGGTCTCCTGAGAATGATCAGAGAAGCTATATGCAATCCATAAAATTTGATAATGAGGATGATGCAAAGTATTTTGGAGAGCACTATAAAGAGGTGGCCCAAATGATGAGTCTGTATGATTCAGGAGGTAAAATCCATATCAAGCCAGAGAATAGAGGAAAGTTTACCGCTCTGAAGGAGAGGACAGGTCATTCTGCCACATGGTTTAAGGAGCATGGTACTCCTGCTCAAAAGAAGATGGCTACCTTTGCACTGAATAGCAGACACTGGAAGCATGGACTTGGAGGATCCCTTCAAGAGCCAATGGTAGATATGGCTATGACTAATACATATGAAGATGGTGGTTTCTTAGAATGGCTAAAAGGTTTATTCTCTTCTGAACCAGAGAAAAAATCAAAACAATATACTTACAGAGGAAAGCCTGCTGAAGTAATTAAAGCTGTTTATCCAAACAAACAAGAATTGAAACTGGTTCCAAAGAGGCAAAGACCAAATACCTCAAAGACAAAGAATGATAGTGAGAGGTTGGAAAGGCAGATGAAACTAAAGATAGTAGATAATGCTGCTCAGAATGGAGCATCTAATCCTGTCTTTGATATTCCTTTTATCCCTGAGAAATCTATTCTTATTAATGGTAGTACTACTTCAACCAATGTCTTGGATAGTCTGGCTAAATATGCAGGTATTTATAATAGAAACCCTCAACTGTCTGAACATCCTCGCAAGAAAAGAAGTAGATATGGTGCTCCCAGACAAATTAATATGAATGAGATGCTTGGACTATCTACTCAGGAAACACATAATGGGGCTATGCCTTATTTTAACTATAAGGATGGAAATGCTATATATAATAGAGCATTAGGTAATACTAATTATTTTACAGCTTTTGGTTATATTCCTGCTGAAAACTTAGTGAGAAACTTTCAATATAATAATGCCAATGTAGATAGAAATACCCCTCCTTTACTAGATGCTTTCAGGTATTATGCCCAAGGAGATTATAATACTGGAAATTCCAAGCATACTAAAGATGTTAATTCTGCTGGTAAAACAGCATGGCAAATCCCTGCTGTTAAGGACTGGTGGGAAACATCAGGAAAATATTGGTATAAGAATGGTAAAGGACCAAAATAATAATTATATGAAAAAGAAAAGTTTTGTAATAATAGGAGTTTTGATAATCACCATCCTATCTTATTATATTACAGAAGACAACATGAGTGAAACAGTAGAAGATGTCCCTGTTGATACTGTATTTATGGAGGAATTTAATCTATCCCAGGAGGAAATGATGAAGGGGGTTCAAGGAGATTTAACTTGGGAACAAGCAGATAGTATTACTAAGAATAAGTAAAATCCTATAAAAATAAAAAAGAGGAAGCCAAATGACTTCCTCTTTTCTTTACCTACAATTCTTTATAGTATCAAGCCAGACTTGAATATCTGTTTCTGATGTACCAATGACATCTACCTCAATATTCTTGTCTCTTAGGAATCTCTCCAATTCTACTACCTTACTTGGAGCATCTGGCCACTTCTGTTGAATAATACTCCTGAACCTTTTCATAAATGGCTTGAATACTTTACTCTTAGTCAAATCAGTAAAGTTCTGAGTAGCAGCAGATACAGCATTACTAAGTTCTGCTCCACTCCTGTGAAGTTTGTCAGACTGATTACTTAGTTGTTCAGCAGAGGTTTCTCCCTCTCCCTCTTTCTTCTCTTTTTCCTCAAGCTGGGCATTCCTTTCAGTCTGTCTTTGCCTGAGTTCATCAGGAGTAACCAATTCTCCAGTCTCATCATCCACCACTAAACCTGGTTCTTCCATACCAAGTTCAACATCTTCTGCTTTCTTAGGCTCCATAGCCTTTCTTGCAGCTTCTGCTCTCTCCTTGTCTTGCTGTTCCTTCTCCACACGCTCTATAATCTGTATAGCTTCTGCATCAGGAATCTCCTGAACCTCCTTAGTATTCCTATGCACCCTTACAGCCTCAGGATGCTCTTTGTTACCTAAAATATAAGTACTCCACACACCATTACTTTCTATAGGAGACAGACCAGTTTCAATAATCCTTCTATTATAATCCAAGTGTCTTACCAGAATTTCATCCATCACAGAAATACCATTCAAATAATATCTTCCCCCATTAACATCATAGTTATAGTACTGATGCTTAAATACCACCTGAGTCCTGTCACCATTCCTAAAGTCAGAATTCCTGCCTGTCCTTGGAATATCATTATTCACAGTCTCAGGCTGAAGCATCTTACCCTGAGCATCCAATCCATAGATACTATAGGAACTGCCAGCAGTAGCAAGTTGAGCAATATCTGTCTGCAAGGCTCCTGCTTCATCATACTGCTGTAACAATACATTACTCTGAAGTACAGACTTAGTGATATTTACTCTTGGATTCATTTCACTAAATGCCTCTATAAATACCTGCCTGTCAAAGTTACTGTCCAATGTAAAGGTCTTGAAAGGCTTACCATCCCTGACTAATGACAATACAGGCTTGCTCTTCATTAAAAGAATAGTATTACCTTCTTTGTCAAAATGAAATATCCTACTCAAATTCTCTACAGCCTGAAGTCTTGCAACATAATCAGGAGCAGTAACTTCATTTAGCAAATCAATCACCCTGTTCTTCAAAGCCCCATCATTCATCTCATTGTAGAACAAAGGCTTCAAGTAACTTGGAACCATTTTACCATTACTAGCAGGAATTAATACAAAGGCACTACCAGCATTCCTATCCACATTCCTTGGAACCATTACCCTATCAAGACTTGCACCAACCACCATGAACTTAGTCAATTCCTGAATACCAAAGCCAAGATCATTCATTTCCAATCCAAGGGGATTTCTTATAGGGTCAGCCAATAACTCCCTAACACTTCTAAACTCAGGATTACTGTCACTTTCCAGTTGTTTCACTATGTAACCAGGAATCAATGACATAGGTACAACCTCAGTTTCCAAGATAGGATGTACATAAAATCTCTCTGAAGGATTATTTTTCCAGAACTCTCCAAGTCCTCTTTTCACTAGTCCATAGCCATTAGGACTCTTTGGATTATTACTAAATAGTGTATCATACAGAACCTGTTTATCAGCATTCCTGCTCCCATAACCAGCAGTACCAATTACCAGATACTGCTTACCCTGACTCTCAATAACCCCACCATTCCCTTCATTATGGATATGGGTAATACCTTTGTTTATCTTGTTGTCATAGTCCAATACCAACATTAAATGGGTTTTCATATCCCCATCATTAGTGGCATTGCTCTCAGGTCTTACCACCATAAACTTTACCTTGGCATGAGAATTCTGTCTGAGTATCTGGCCTAATTCTTGATCAATGATATTCTGAAGCTTAATACCAGCAGTCTCAATCCAAGCATAATATTTACTCATGGAATCATCTGGTCTTTCACCATGCTTATGCTCTAATTTACCATCACTCTTAAGAGGTCCTGGTTTCCATTCAGACATAGCATTGCCACTCAATGAGGTAGCACTGGTCTCAATTACATGTTCACCAGTACCATTCTGAGCAGCATAGTCTATGTTTACATCGGAGCTATGTACTTCCTTACCATCACCAGTCTCACTCATTTGTTCATCAATAGTAGCAGATTTGCCTTGTACACTGTCTCCATTGTCAATAACCAATTGTTCTTCCACACTATTAGTAACGACAGGAGTTACCTCTTTATTACTTTTGACTTGAGAATTACCTTCCCTATAATAGATTCTATTTTTAGGAATTAGGCCCTCTGATGAATACACATCTTTGTTATCGACTGCATCAACTATTGCCCTATTAATGGGAGCAGGTGTCTCAGGACCGCTATACCATACAGCATCTCCCTTCTTTAAATCCGAGTAATTAATTTTTTCTGCATTAATCTTTCTAGTACCTCCTTCTAATGTTGGAACTTCTATTTCCAGCTCATTATGAGAAGGGGTTTCTTCTGATAAATCAATAGTCTCAGACAACTCTCCCCTTTGTTCGGCAGTACCCTCACTTTGGTCTATAGGAGCAACTTCCCAAGGACTCTGAAGATTACTGCCGTCAGCATTTACTACCTGTGCCTGTTGAGCATTAGCAGCCTCTTGTGCAGCAGCCTGTGCTTCAGCAGCAGCTATTTTAGCATCTTCCTCTGCATCTTTCTTCCTCTGAGCCTCTGCTTCCTCACGCTGTTTCCTCTGCTTCCTATTCTCAATGATAGTAGCATCTCTCTGATAGCCCAACTGTTCCAGGCCACTTAGCACTTTCTCAAAATCCTGAGCTACTTGAGGGTTCTGCACATCATCAATGGCTTTCTCCAAATTTGTCAAAATACCATCTCTGTTGATAGCATTCTCCACCACACCAGCAATAGCCTGACTGACATTATTCTTCCATGCTATACTTTCTTCAGTATTGTTTATTACTGCATCAATGTCTGCTACAGCCTTGCCCCATTCTTTTGCATCCTGTACCTGTTGCTGGTACCAAGGCAACATGTTATCTTCCTCTACAATATCTAACAAGGTAGGACTGAACTTCCTAAGTGTCCTGAATACAAATTCATTCTTAGTATCCTGAGAAACTTCATTATGTCCTTTCATACCTTCCTCAAACTGATTCACAAAATCTGCTATAGTCTCAGCATTTCTCTGATTCATCAGTTTATAGGCAGTATCAGCAGCTTGTGCTCTCTGACTCTCCAAGGCTACAGCAGCAGCATCTGGGTTTTGTGCCAGTCTGCTATAGGCATCTTCATTAGTGGCAATTCTCTGAGCCAGTTTTGCAATATCCTGCACTTTGCTCAAGGCATCACCATCCCTCATCAGTAGCCTCTGCTCCAACTTGGAGATTTCCCTCTGCTGGGCATCACTATAGAGATTTCTATTCTCAGGATTAAGCATCTTTGCTCTGGTCACAGGATCTAAGGTAAATATCTCATCAGCAGTCAGAACTTTGTCTATATACTTTCCTCTTTCATCTGTCTGCTGATTCTTAAGAGCCTGTATAGTTTTATTTTGCTTTTCTGAAGTCAGAGACATCAAGTCAGACAGATACTTCTCCTGCTGCACAGCATCATCATATTTTGACTGAGCATCCTCTAAAATCTTCTGGGTAGCATACTCCTCATCACTGGTTTTAGCAGTTTCCCTATTCCTTCTCGCTTCATCCAGTTTATTCTTGAGTTCCTGTGTCTGCTTCTGCTGTTCTCCTATCTCCTTCTGAAGCTCTGCAATCTGCTTGTCATATACAGTAACAAGGGCCTCTGCATTCTTCCTGCCACCAACGGAAGGAATAAGATTTTCCTCACTGACCTCACCTGTAATGTCTGAAGCATCATCTATTTCACTTTGCATGGTCTTGACTCTTTCTCTCCAATGGCCATCAAGAGCCTGATTCATCTTCATCTTAGCCCTTACAGCAGGATCAAGTCTCTTACCAAGGTTCCTTTCTATTTTGGTAATCTGCTCTTCTGCCTTATCATAAGCCTCTGATGCCTCCTGTAACTTCTGGGCATTCTGACTAATCTGATATAGAGCCAATTGGTTTTGATAGTCACTCTGTATCACTCCAGGATTAGCAGCATAATACTGAGCCAGCATATTGTTCATCTCTTCCTCAGTGAAGGCATTCTCTCCTTCCATCTGCATCTGTGCTGCTCTCTGTATGAAGCTCTTGGCATTCTGTACCACAGAACTTAAGGTAGTAGGATCATTCTCATTTTGTGCCAAACGGTTCAAAGCATTAGCAGCATTGATGGCTTTGACAAACCTCATAGTTTTTTGGTCTCCTACAGTCTCTGCATTATCCAGAGCAATGTCTGAGTTGATTAGTTCCTCAATAACCTTGAAGTCATCATAATCATCCAACAGGTTATTCACATAGTCTGCATGTTGCTGAAGGTCTCTTTCATTCTGCTTGGCTCCATAATAAGTATTTAGTACACCGTTCTGAATAAAGTAGTTAGCCCTATCTCTCCAATTCTCACCAAGACCAACTTCCTTATACTGAATATTACCTTGCTCATCCCTTTTTACAGTACCATCCTCATTTCTCAGTGCCTCACGCTTAAAGTTATTCCTATAGGCTTCTCTGCCTTCCTTAGTAGCAAGATGGGCTATATTTGCCATATTAGGAGTAAAGCTCAGTACAGAACCTAATCCACCGACAGTAGCAGCATTCCATGTGGTCTCCTGACCTAAAGAGTTATTCAGTCCTTTCCAATAAGAATACAAGCCATCAGCAAAACCATAGGTATCTGCCATAGCCTCTCCGTTCTCAAAAGCATGGAGGTATCTGGCAAAACTGTCCTCATTGATTCTCTCAGCAGCATCAACCATCATATCATCAGTACCATTAGTCCAAGCACCTCCCCATATCTGACTACTTGCTGTCTTACCAAACTGCTTCCACTTCTGTCCTCTGGTCAAGAACTTGCTTCCCTCTGTTACAAGTCTCTGTCTACCTGCTGGAGTAGTAATTTCCCTTAATCCTTGCAGACCTGCTGCTACCTTATTCCTTAAGCCAGTAGGATTGCTATACATCCATTTCCTGAAACCAACAGTATTTACCAGTCCATACTTAATGGCTTCTGGCAGAAAAGTAGCTGTAGCAGCATCCCCTGCTGAATTGATGGCCTCTTCCTGAAGGGCTACATATTCATCAGAACCCTTTATTTCATCCAGTCTCCTCTGCACTGCTTCACCCATTACTGTCTGTTGTGCTCTGGCTCTCAGCATCTCATCCAATTTGGCATTGTCAACAATTCTTTGTTGGCCACCTTCGCCCAATGCTGCTATATACTCTGCCTTCATACTGGCTGCTTTGGCATCTATCAGGGCATCCATCTGAGCCTTATATTGCTCATCATTCTGATACTGGTCATAGATTTCCTGCTTGCTTCTATTAAGTGCTGCCTCCTCTGCATTAGCCAAGTTCTGAGCAAGAGTTTCTTGGAAAGCTCCCCTTTCATAGGCATAGGCTATACCTTCCGCACCTGCCAATCCTTGTAT